TTGGCGTTGGTATCGGATGGTGTGAACAGCATAAACCGATCAGCGAGCCCGCTCCGGAATTCAAGGATGTTGACGGCATCATCCATTACATTACCGCCTGGTTCTATGGACATCTTGCCAAAATGGTTGGGATCAAGAATATCAAATCTCAGATCTACGAGGATGAGATTGCCAAGTGGGGTGTTGACCGCCCACGTAACGGAATAGAAGATGACGACGAATACTTATATGAGGCATTGGAGCCGCACGATGGTGATGCCACATGAATCGTCCGGCCAACGTGTCGCAGCGCACGCTTGATGCCATAGACTTATGGGCAGGGTATTACAGGGCGAATCCGCACAGATTCGCGGAGGATGTTCTGAATATTAAGCTCAGGTTATTTCAAAAGATCCTGTTGGTGATGATGAACATCAATGTCGTGTTTGTGTATATCGCCAGCCGTGGTCAGGGCAAATCGTTTTTGACAGGCATCTATTGTGCTACGCGTGCGATACTGTACCCTGGATCAAAGATCATTATCACATCAAAGACGCGTGGACAGGCTTTGATCATCTTCGAGAAGATCCTGAACGAAATACGCCCGCGCTCCCCTGCCCTGGCCTTGGAGATTGCGGACGTCAAGACGAATGGCACCAATCAGATAATCAATTTTAAAAATACAAGCTTTATAAAAATCGTTACTGCCGGAGAATCCGCCCGTGGTAATCGCGGCAACATTCTTGTCGTTGATGAGTACCGCCTTGTTCCGAAGCAGACAGTGGATGACATCTTGAGCAAAATGCTTACGAATCCACGTATGCCGGATTACGAGGATCTTACGGAAAGCGAGCGGCGAGCGGCGTATGATAAAGAATTGCTGCAGACATTATATCTGAGCAGCGCCTACTTTCAGAACTCATGGGCTTATCAGAAATGCATTGACACATATAACGCTATGCTGAAGGATGGTCCGCGACAGTTTGTCTGCGGTCTCCCCTATCAGTTGGCCATACGTGAAGGTCTGCTTCGCCGTGAAACGGTCGAGGACCAGATGTACGACTCCGATTTTTCGGATATTCGATTCTCCACAGAGATGATGGCTTTATGGTATGGTTCTGCGGAGGGCGCCTTCTTTGATTTCGATACAGTCGATCAGGCTCGCAGGATACAATATCCTATGCTGCCGGAAAAGTTGGCGGCAAAGATGAATCATAATGCAGCCCTTAAAATCACCCCAAAGAAGGCCGGAGAAAAGCGTATTCTGTCTGCGGATATTGCGTTGATGGCAAGCGGCAGACACCAGAACGACGCGACGGCGATTTTTATGAACCAGCTTATGCCTACCAAGGCTGGAAGATATACAAGCAATATTGTATATGCGGAGTCGCATGAGGGGCTGCGGACAGAGGATCAGGCGCTGATCATCCGAAGGCTATTTGATGAATTCATGTGTGACTACCTGGTACTGGATACGGCTGGTGTCGGACTTGGTATATATGATGCTCTGGCAAGGGACATCAACGACCCAGAGACCGGCGAAGTTTATCCAGCACTATCATGCTGCAACAACCCTGAAATGGCGGCACGTGCGCCTCTGAACGCGCCAAAGGTTATCTGGGCGATCAAAGCGTCGGCGCAGTTCAATTCCGATGCGGCTTTCGCATTAAGAGAGGCATTTCGCAGTGGCCGCATACGCCTTCTTCTGGAAACACAAGATGGCGAAGAGGCAATGTCTCAGTTAAAGGGCTTTGACTCTCTTGATAATCAAACGCAGCTGGAGTTGGAGCTCCCGTATTATCACACCGCGCTTTTGATCGACGAGCTGATAAAGCTTCAATTCGAGGAAAGCGGCGGTAAGGTTCGCATGTATGAGCGAGCAGGTATGCGGAAGGACCGCTATTCCAGCCTAAGCTATAACTACTATGTTGCATCGCAGCTTGAGTCTAAGTTGCGACGGCGGCCAGAGGACGGAGGTTCTTCCGAGCACAACTTCATTATTCGTCCTCCCAAATCTTATAAGGAAGGAGGACGTTTCCTTTGAGTAATGAAGTAAATAGATCTCTTGGCTCGCTGCCGATTCCAGACGGCGATGCCTCTGATATCAGCACGAGCAATATACTGCGGCATTTTTCCAGCTTCTCCGGAATTAGTGCAATGATCCTTCGAGACCTCAATGATTATACCGCTGTAGATGTTCGAGGGCATGGCTTTTTTGGGAAGTACAAAAAGGACGATATTGCCAGATATCTCCGTCACCCGGAGAAATTTGAAAACGAACTTCGCCACGCGATCTTATACATATACGGCGCAAGTCCGCATTTTCGCAGGATCATTTCATATTTTGTCGGGCTGACAGATTGGGCATATGTTGTGTCCCCGCATAATATTGACCCTACAAAGGCGAACGCTACGACCGTTCACCGCAACTATCGTAAGGTTTTGTCGACGCTGTCTGCATTTGATATCAAAACACAGTTCCCCAAAATACTTACGGTGTGTCTGCGGGAGGATGTATTCTACGGTACGCTGATACTAGGCGGCGATAAGATCATGATCAAACAGCTGCCTTCAGATTTCTGCAAGATCACAGAGGTCGTCAATGGCGTAGCGAACGTAACTTTCGATTTTCACTACTTTGATATGTATAAGAGCTATTTGAGATTCTATCCGGAGGAGTTCAGCGACAAATATGCGGCCTATAAATCCGACCAGCTTCATTTCCGGTATCAAACTCTGGATACACCAAACTCGTTCGCCATAAAGTGCACGAACGATATTCTCAATTATGCTCTTCCACCGTTTGCCGGCGTACTGCCAGAGCTGTACAGACTCGAGGACTACAAAGTACTCAAACTCAGTAAGCTGGCCTTGGAAAATTACGCGATGGTCGTCATGAAGCTTCTTATGAATGACCAGGGCGAATGGCTGATCGATCTTCCGAAGGCAGAGGATTTCTGGCGCAACCTGGATTCAATTTTGCCAGAAGAGATCGGTTCGATCCTGACGCCTATGCCGGTAGAAAAGATCTCATTTGAGAAGTCAAATACTGGCGATACGGACACGATCGCAAACGCCGAAAAGAATCTTTTCACTTCCGCCGGTGTATCCTCTCTCCTGTTTTCGAATGAGAATGCGAGCGCAAATGCGCTGCTTCTTTCCATTAAGAATGACCAGATGATAACCTACGGAATTGTAAAGAGCATCGGCGACATGCTGAACCGGTATATCCAGTCCCAGAATTACGGCAAATACTTTCAGGTAACATTCCTTGATTGCAGTACTTATAATCGCAAGGAACTTGGCGATCAGTACATGAAGGGTCTGCAGTACGGCCTGCCGCTGATTTCAGCCTATGCGGCCACGCAAGGACTTGCGCAGGACGACTTGGATAATATGGCGTATCTTGAGAACAAAGTGCTGAAGCTTGGCGAGATCTTCAAGCCGCTTCAGAGCGCTGCCACTATGTCGAGCTCTTCCGATAGCGCTTCGGATGGCCCTGGGCGCCCGGAGAGCGACGATGAGGATTTGACCGACTCCGGGGAAAATGGACGTGAGAACGGCGATAACTGGGTCGACGTGTGATTAAGGGAGATTGGTTATGCATTTTATCTATGTTTTTGATAAAGAATCTAAGGAAACATTAGAGCAGATGGGGTATCGATTATTCCAATCGGATGACCTGTATGACCGATATGTCTTCCTGAATGATCCCGAATTAGATATTGCAAGTTCTGGCGTTTCTTACGTTACGTCGGACTCGCTGACACTCTGATGCCTGCACAGCCGTGCAGGCTTTTATCATATCCGAAAGGGGTGAGTGCGGTATGGACAGTGAACATACAAGTATCGTGTTTTCTTCCGAGTTACGTGCTCTAACTGAACAGAATACTTCCTTTGACAAAGGCGTCCTCCGTGTGTGCTACACCGGCAGGAACCGGAATGGTAGTTACATCTCGAAAGATACTTTCGAGGAGTGTATGCAAACTATCTATAACTGCCCGATCGTCTGTCGGTATGATCGTGAGACAGATACGATCGGCGCTCATGACGTAGATGTCGTTCGTACCGATGACGGCGGTATTAAGATGATCAATGTTACACAGCCAGTTGGAGTAGTTCCGGCTGGCGCTAATTATTGGTGGGAGTGTGTGCAGGAGGATAACGGCGACACGCATGAATATCTGTTCGTCGAGTGTCTTCTGTGGAAACGCCAGGAGGCTTATCAGAAGCTGAAAGACGACGGCATCACATCGGAGAGCATGGAGATCAACATCAAATCCAGCGAGATGATAGATGGCACTCTTCACATCAATAAATTCGAGTTTACCGCATTCTGTCTTCTTGGGACCGCCAAGCCGTGCTTTGAGTCTGCCGCATTGGAGCTCTTTGCTCTGGACGAGTTTAGGGCGCAACTGGCGGAAATGATGGACGACCTGAAGGTCTCCTTTAGTTTAATGCAGTCCTCCGAGGAGGCTGACATAGATACTACATTCTCTTCGAAAGGAGGAACTACCATTTTGAATAATGAAACCGAAGTGATCGAGATTACCGAGGCTGAGCCTGTTGAAGCCGTGTTTGAGGCTGAGGAGCCTGTCCAGGAGCCTGCCGCAGAAAATGTGGCAGAGTCCGTCGAGGCCGATTTTTCCGCAGACGAAGCCAATGTCGAGATGGACGCTGAAGACGTTGAGAACGACGGCGCCGCAGGCGACGCCGATTTTGCTCTCGAGGGGCAGCTGCGCTCTCAGCTGTGCGAAGCGCTGGAGAGCGGCGAAAAGATCTCTACCGATTGGGGCGAATGGCCTCGATATTGGTTTATCGATTATGACAAAGACCTGAGCGAAGTGTATGCTTCCGACTCCGAAGATTATCGGCTGTATGGATTCAAGTACTCCATGAACGGTGACAATGTCGTGATTGATTTTGCCAGCAAGTCACGTAAAAAGTGGGCTATCGAGGACTTTGACGAGGGCGAACAGCCCGCTCTGTTTGCTGAATTTGGCAAGATCGCTAACAATGCGTGCAACGCAGTTAACTCCGGATGGTCTGAGAAATACGATCTGCTCAATGCTGAGGTTGATGATCTGCGGAAGTTCAAGCGCGATACAGAGGCTGACGCTGTCTTCTCCATGTTTACCGATCTTGACGGTGTTGAAGCGTTTGAGGCTCTCAAGGAAGACTACGCTCAGTTCAGCAAGGAAGATCTTGAAGAGAAATGCTTCGCTATCCGCGGTCGCAATGGTACGACTGCGAAATTCAATCTTGAGACCACGACCTCAAAGGTCGTAGTCGAAACTCCCGCCTACGACGACGAGCCGTACGGCGGAGCGTTCCTTGAATATAGGAACAAATAAAAATTAGGAGGTTAATTATTATGGCTTACTGTGTTGTTCGTACGGATCTCATGAGCGGCGTGAAGCAGCCCGCTGATATGGTATCCCTTCGTTTCTACAACGGCAGCAATGAGCCCGCTGCTGTTGAGAATGGTGTTATCGCAAAGATTACTAATCTGGAGTCTCACACTGTTGGTACTGCCACTACTTATGAGCGTGAGATCTGGAAGGCCGTCGCTGCCACTAGCACCGACGATCTTGCTGACTGCGTCCTGATCGCTTCTCCCGAAGTGATGTATGACGAGCACAAGCACGGCCTTGATGAGTTCATCAATGAGGCTGGCGAGGCTGCTCGCGGTTATCGGCTGCGCGATCGCAATATGTTCAGCCTGACCGCTGAGGGCTTTGTTGTTGTCCCCGCTGTCGGCGACTCCGTGTATGTCGGTGCCGGCGGCAAGCTGACCAAGACCCAGCCTTCCAGCGCGTCTGTGTTTGGCAAGTGCGTCCACATCGAGGACGTCGGCGCGAAGAAGTTCTATGCCATCCAGATTCAGATCCCCGATGCGACCTGATCGTAATTCATTCTATAAGGAGGTAAATAATCATGGCTGATTTTAATGATATTGTTAAGGTTGCCGTCGACGGCTACACCGGCAATGTTCAGAAGTATTCTGTGAACGAGTCTCAGGAAGTTATGCGTAACGCCCTGATTGAGATGAACGGCGGTCCCACCCTTGACTATAAGAAAATGCGCAATGGTGCCAATAACGGCATGTTCGAGCTCATCGAGACTATCATCACGCAGGCCACCAACGGCGGCCTGAATGAGAACGACTTCTTCATGAGCCAGGTCGAGTACCGCAATGTTGCCGCCGGCGACCAGGAAGTCTTTGTCGTTGACGACGATTCTCAGCTGTTCTATGTCGCTGAGGTCGCTCGTGGCACTCAGGGCATCCGTCGTCAGCGCCTCGGCGATATGCGTGAGGTTAAGATCCCAGCGGTCACCAAGGCCGTCAAGATCTATGACGAGCTGGACCGCGTGCTGTCCGGTCGTGTTGATTTCAACCATCTGATCGACAAAGTCGTCAAGTCTCTGCAGCAGCAGCGCCTGAACGACATCTACAAGGTTTGGGCCGGTATCACCGCCGCTGACCTTGGCAGCGCTTATTATCGTGCTGCTGCCGGTTCCTATGATGAGAATGCCCTGCTTGACCTCGTGGAGCATGTTGAGGCTGCCGCTGGCGGCAAGACTGCTACCATCGTTGGTACCAAGAAGGCTCTGCGGAACCTGAACAACTCCATGAACAGCATCGATGCCGCCAATGACATCTATCATACTGGATACATGGGCAGCTTCTTCGGTTCTCCTGTCGTGGCTCTGCCCCAGCGTCATGAGATCAACTCTTCTACCTTCGTGCTGCCTGATGACATGCTGACCGTTATCGCCGCCGAAGAGAAGCCTGTGAAGCTGGTTGATGAGGGCGAGGCTATCATTATCCCCGGCAATCCTCTCGACAACGGCGACCTGACTCAGGAGTATGCTGTCATCGAGCGTTACGGAACCGGTATCGTGCTGCCTGGCAACGCCGGTATCGGCCGTTACTACATCTGATCTGTAGTATTAACACTGAAGGAATCTGCTATATAGTCGGCAGAAATCTACAACAAATAATAGCGGGGCTCTCATGCCCCGCTATTTGAATGAAAGGATTTTTATGAGTAACGAAACTGCGAAAAGAACTTCAGGATCTGCAAAGAATGCAGTTGCCGCCAGCGATCCGAAGAACACTCCGGAAGTCGTTGAGGCTGATGCGCCAGTGACGGCTTCCAAAGCGAAGATGCGAGCGAAGGATGTTGACCTTCACCAGTACATCACTGTTCGCAACGGATTCCAGGGCATGCTTATTTATGTAAGCAAGAAGACTGGCGAGGTGTTCCAGTGGGATGAGTTCGGAGCGGAACAGGATATGGAGCTCGGTGAGCTCAAGAATGCAAAGAACTCCAACAAGAACTTTTTCATAAACAACTGGTTTATGTTCGATGATCCGTGGGTCATCGATTTTCTTGGTGTAGGACAGTTCTACAAGAACACCGTTCCTATCAATGAGTTCGACGATCTGTTCCACAAGGACGCTGATGAAGTGGCGAAAATTCTGCGCAAGATGCCTGACGGCCAGAAACGATCAATTGCCTATAGAGCCAAACAGCTGATTTCGGAGAATGCTATCGATTCTCTGAAGCTTGTTTCCGTTCTTGAGAAGGAGCTTGGAGTCGATCTGGTTGAGAAACAGTAAGGGAGTTGTATACAGATGAGCGTCCCTTATGACTGGTTCACAGCGGCGTTCCTGTCAAAAGTAAGTGAGTACGAGTTGCTTCGTCTTGCCGATGATGAGAGGACGGCCATTGTGGATGACTATATGAAAAAGGCTATTGCCGCCTTCCGACCCATGTGTCAGTACGATTTTTCGACCACCGGCGACGACGAACTTCGTGAATTCGATTTAGAAGTTGACGAAGGCGATCTGGACGAGATTGTCGATATCGTATCCGAGGGGATGCTTGTACAGTGGATGAAGCCGTTTGTGTATCGTCAGGAAAATCTGGAGAATGCGCTTTCAACCCGCGACTTCACTGTCTTCTCCCCCGCTGAACTCTTGCTTCGCGTCAGTGGTGCATATGCGACTGTACAAAAGAACTTTGTCCAGATGATGCGCGAATACTCCTTCCGCCATGGCGATCTCACCAATCTTCATTTGTGATTCGGGGTGACTGCGAATGCATGAAGAAGGAACGAGGTACGCCAGATACATGGACGCTTTGGTCGGTCGTATTTTCAAGATCCTGCCACTGTGGGAAGAAGGATCAGAGACTCTCGGAGAGTATATGCGCAGCCTCCAGCTTGAGCTGGTTGGTTTGTACAATTTTGAACCTGAAATTCATGATGACGAGCTGTTCTTGTCCATCATTGCAACGCTTCAGTACCTTATCGACAATCCGTCGTGCAAAGTTGGTACCGTAAAGCGCGAAGTGTTTCGGTCCATAAAAGTTTGCAACACTCTCAGAGACAGATATCAGGCGGTGATCCAATGAGAGATATCGCTACTGACCCATGGGGTCTTTACACGGGGCGTCGTTTCACGCAAGGGAGAAACGCCCGCGAGACTGCCTACAAGCGTGCTTTTGGGAGACTGACCGATAAGGTCGTAAACAGTCTGTCCTTCCATACCGCTATCGTCGACGGTGTTGAGAGAGATCTTTCGATCATTAACTCTGACAACCTTGACGAAAAGATGCTTCTTACGCTTCCTGGCGAAGACGTCGATTGCGGCGGGATTGTTGAATGGATGGACAACCATTGGCTCATTATTGAAAAGGATGCCAATAACGAGCTTTATACGCGAGCAAAAATGCAGCAGTGTAATTATTTGCTTAAATGGGTAGACCCCGATGAAAAGAAGATCATTGAGCGATGGTGCATCGTCGAAGACGGAACAAAGTTAAAGCGCATTTCACCTGTGCGCAATAGCTTGGCATACCGGAAACGGTATGTAATAACTATCTCCCTAATTGCTGGGACGCCCTTAGAGCTTCACGACCAAAACGGAACGGCGAATAGCCGTATACGGTAAGGTTTGAAAAAGATGAAGATTGGGTAATCAGCAGCGAAGCCTCGAAGAGAGGAACGTTCAACGACTAGCCGAGAGCGGCGTACATCCAAGCGGGTGGAAATGGGAGACCCTAAACCACAATGTGGCATGGTGAAGATATAGTCTACACTCTGCGGAAACGCAGAGATGCGCGTAATGGCGCTGGACGGGATTAGCGATCCCGAGATTGTGCAAACAAAATTGAATAAGGGAGGTGCGTCAACATGAACAAGACTTGGAAGGTATATGTGCATGTCAACCGGGCCAATGGAAAGCGATATGTTGGCGTGACTTCAAAACAGAAACCTGAGCACCGCTGGAATAGCGGGCGTGGGTACAAGGAAAATCCGCATTTTTATTCTGCGATAGAAAAATACGGATGGGGCGGGTTTGATCACATTATCCTGTCTGATGGTTTGTCGGAGTCTGATGCCAAAGAAATGGAGAAGGCTTTGATCAAGGAGTGGGACACGCAGAACAGAGATTACGGATATAACATGACATCTGGTGGGGACGGGACACCAGACTATCATCCGTCGAAAGAGACGCGAGAAAAATTATCTATTGCACGCAGAAAAGAGAATCTTTCTGCTGAGACTCTGCAAAGGAGATCTGACGGTCTCCGTGGACGCAAATTCACCGATGAGCATAAGAAAAGGATCGGGATTGCGAACAGTAAGGCGATTGACATGTTTGACAAGTCCGGTGTGTTTCTTCGTTCTTTTGCATCGGCACACGATGCAGAGCTTACATATGGTATTTCTCACTCTCATATCTCTCAATGCTGCCATGGCACCAGAAATAGTGCCGGCGGATATAAATGGAAGTTTGCACAATAATTCCGAATAAATGGACCTTACAGGTGAATACGGAGACAGCCAATTTGTATTTCTCAGAGGTGACTCCAGAATCTCGATCACAATTGCTCGTGATGAATACACAGTAAAGATGGACAGACAAGACCGCCTGCTCGTGGATGATTACGATTCCGGCACGGTTCTTGCGTATCGTCTGACGAAACCGTTCAAACTGAGCGGCGTTTATAACAATAAAGGCATTTATCGGTTTGTGCTATCTGAGTGCACGACTGAAGATACCGACAATATTGAGCTTCACGTCCCGGATTATTATAAGTACTTTCCGCGGGATACTGACCCGCAACCCATCGATCCTGGGTCCGGTTCTACGGACACCGGAAAGAAGGTGTGGCTGTAAATGTACCTACAGGAATTCTTTGATTATAAGAACCAGCTTATGGGCGATCTGTTAACAAATGAAACGATTGTTAATCTGCTAAACGACTATGACAGCCATAAGCCGGCCAAGCCTGATGAGCTGATGTACACTCAAGTTTTTCCGTTTGAATACATACCGGACGCAGTT